TCTAGTTATTAATGGTTCAGATGAAAGTGGTATTGATACCTTTCGAACCAAAATTAAAAATTATGCTTCATCAATGTCACTCGCTGGTGGCAGAAAAGTAATTATCATTGATGAGGCTGACTATCTAAATCCAAACTCAACTCAACCCGCTCTTCGTAATGCGATTGAAGAATTTGCTGGTAATTGTTCTTTTATTTTTACTTGTAATTATAAGAATCGTATTATTGAACCATTACACAGTCGTTGTGCCGTTGTAGAATTTTCATTGAAGTCAAATGAAAAGGCTGATATGGCAAAACAATTCATGCAAAGAATTGAATATGTTTTGAATACTGAAAAGGTTGAGTTTGAAAAACCTGTAATTGCTAATCTGATTACAAAACATTTTCCAGATTTCAGAAGAGTAATCAATGAACTACAAAGATACTCTCAATTTGGTAAAATTGATACTGGCATTCTTGCTCAGATTGGTGATGCTAAACTTGATGATATTATTAAACATATCAAAGCAAAAGACTTTGGTGCTATTCGTAAATGGGTTGATGCTAATGACATTGATTCAATACTTTCTTTAGGCAACTATATGATGCCTTGTATGAAACGATGAAACCAAAATCAATACCACAAGCTGTTTTAATTATTGCTGACTATCAATACAAAAATGCTTTTGTTGCTGATGGTGAAATTAATCTAGTGGCTTGTTTGATCGAACTCATGGCAAATTGTGAGTTCAAGTAATGAGTAGCCCCTTTGATTATGTAAAAGAGATTCTTTCAGGTAACAAACAACTTATTGTTGATGAACTAACTGAAAAAGAATACAAGCCGTTTCTTACAAACCGTTCGTTGTCTTATCACCGTGACTGTATCTTTTATGCTAATGAAATGAATCAACACCATCATTTGGATAACAAGTTACAAAATGATTTTTTACTAAATATAGTAAGAAAAAATAAAAGACCATTTACTAAGTGGGTTAAGACTGTAAAGAGTGACGATATAGAATGTATAAAGCAAGTGTATCATATCTCCGACCAAAAAGCCAAAGAAGTCCTGTTTATACTCACACAACAACAGATAGAAGAATTAAAACAAATGGCTAACACTGGCGGTTTAGGAAAGAAAAAATAAAATGGTAGATTTAAACAATTTTATAGAAGTCACACTCAAACATCAAGATGACTTTCTAAAAGTGAGAGAGACTTTAACCCGAATTGGAGTCTCTTCACGCAAAGAAAAAGTTCTTTATCAGTCTTGCCACATTTTGCATAAGCAAGGCAAGTATTATATCGTTCATTTTAAAGAACTGTTTGCTCTTGACGGTAAACCATCAAATATATCCGAGAATGACATTCAAAGAAGAAACGCAATAGCTAAATTGTTAGAAGAATGGGGTCTGATTAAAATTATGAACCCAAAATTACTTGAGGACAATTTAGCGCCTTTACATCAAATTAAAATCATATCGTTCAAAGAAAAAGACGATTGGGATTTAATTGCAAAATATAATATTGGAAAAAAACCAGGCGAACAACATTAAATGCCTCATTTTTAGACCAAATATGTTATAAATATAATCGAGATGCCTAACTAGGGTCTCGCTTTTTTAATCTTGCTTAATAAGGAGAATACAACATGACATTAGCAAATCGCTTTTCATTTACACCTTTATATCACTCAACACTTGGGTTTGAAAATTTATTTAATGAAGTTGAGAGAATGTTAGAAGCTACAACAGAAAAAACAAATCACTCTTTTCCACCACACAATATCGTTAAAGTTGATGACTATCATTATGTCGTTGAACTAGCGGTTGCTGGTTATTCAAAAGATGAAATTGACATTACTGTTGATGACGGACATTTAATTGTAAAGGGCAACAAAGATGAGAAAAATGCTGATTTGGCAGATATCACATATCTACACAAAGGCATTGGTCTCAGAGCTTTCACAAAGACATTGAAAATTGCTGACACCGTAGAAGTTCGTGGTGCCGAATATAAAGATGGTATCTTAAGAATTGGATTAGAAAATGTAATTCCAGAGAATAAGAAACCTCGTAAAATTGAAATCGGTAAAGAACTTAAACTACACAAGCAAGAGCTTTTGAAAGAAACTAAATGAAAGGTGGGGGTATAACTACTCCCATCTTTTTATAGGAAAAAGATTATGAACATATCAAAAAATTTTACAATGGCCGAATTTATTAAATCGGATACAGCTACAAAACTAGGAATAGACAACACTCCAGAAGGCGAACATTTAGAAAATGCTAAAGCATTATTTGAAAATGTTGTTCAAAAAGTTAGAGACCATTTTGGTCCAACAGTATTAAATTCAGGTTATCGCTCACCAAAATTAAATGAAGCCGTTCGTGGTGTCGCCACTAGCCAACATTGTTTAGGAGAAGCAGCTGACATTGAAGTACCTGGCGTGGCAAATGCTACTTTAGCAGAATGGATCCGAGACAATTTGGAATTTGACCAAGTAATATTAGAATTTTATGTACCTGGTGAACCAAGTTCTGGTTGGGTTCATGTAAGTTACAAAAAAGATGGCAGTAATCGTAAAAAATGTTTAACAGCTGCTCGTGTAAATGGTAAAACTGTTTACAGTGAAGGAATTAATGCTTAACTAGAGATAATTAATGATTTTCTCTATTGCTTTTAGCAGCGTTTTGGTATAATATAGCAGTGTCAAATAAATTATGTTATTTGATGAATCTCAAGGCAGACTTTGTAGAAATACTCTCTGCTGACCTGATTAGAAAAAATCTAATCTAAGGAGAAACACTATGTGGACTAAACCAGCTGCAACAGAAATGCGTTTTGGCTTTGAAGTTACTATGTACGTAATGAACAAGTAATCATTTTCTGTTTAGAAAAAAGTAATAGAGGGAACTTCGGTTCCCTTTATTTTTTGGAGTTTACTATATGATGACAAGACCAAAAAACGGAGTTGGATTTACCTGCTCTACATTTGACTTACTTCATGCAGGCCATATTTTGATGCTTGAAGAAGCAAGACAATATTGTGATTATCTGATATGTGGATTACAAACGAATCCAGCACTTGATAGACCCGAATCAAAAAACAAACCAGTCCAATCTGTTGTTGAACGCTATGTTCAATTATCTGCCGTTAAATATGTTGATGAGATTATTGTCTATGAAACGGAAAAAGATTTAGAAGATTTACTTATGTTCCTGCCTCTTAATGTTCGTATTATTGGTGAAGAATATAGAGACAAAGAATTTACGGGTAAAAATATTTGTGTAGAAAGAAACATTGATATAGTATTCAATGGTCGTTCTCACCGATTTAGTTCAACAGAATTAAGGCAAAGAACGGCACAATATGAAATAAACAAAAAATGATTCAAGACATTTTAGAAATACTTCAATAAACAAGAACTAAAAGAAAACCAATCTATTAAAATTGTTTTATCATCAAACATTACCTCAAATAAAGATTAATTATATTATAATGGACACATATGGATACTTTAATAATTACATTTAAAACAAATCAGTCAATCATTGGTCAAGTTGATTGCACAAAAGAAAACAAAGTTAAAATCAAAAAACCTGTTCAGATATATTCACAAATGGGCAAAGACGGTCAATCGATGATGGGTTTTGCACCGTTTTTAGAATTTAGTGAAGAGTTTAATACGGGTATTGAATTTGATATGGATAATGTTTTGTGTATCACCACACCAATTAAAGATGTTGTGAATCAATACAGTAAGATATTTGGTTCAGGCATTCAAATGGCTACACCAGAAGAACTACAAGCAATTAGAAAAGCGACTTAATGCGAAATTACTTTACTAATGTTCTTGTTTATGGAAACAACATATATTACCGAGGTGTTAAAAACGGAGTAAGACATAGAGAAAAAATAAATTACTCTCCAACACTGTTTGTTCCATCAAATAAGAAATCTGAATGGAAATCATTACATAACGAGCCAGTAGAACCTATGAAGTTTGGTTCTATTCGTGAAGCTCGTGACTTTATAAAAAAGTATAAAGATGTCAATAACTTCAAAATCTACGGCAACGATAGATTTGAATATCCTTTTATCTCACAAAACAATCCAGAAGAAATTATAGATTGGAATTATTCAGACCTTTGTATCGCTAATATTGATATTGAGGTTGGTTCTGAAAATGGTTTTCCTGAACCTAAAACAGCATCAGAACCCATCACAGCGATTACAATCAAATTTTCAAATCAACCAACATATTATGTTTTTGGCACAGGTGATTATCAAAAACACCGTGACGATGTAAGTTATACAAAATGTCCTGATGAATATAGTTTGATTAAGGCATTTATGTTTCTCTGGCAAAAAAACTATCCAGATGCAATCACTGGTTGGAATGTTTATGGTTTTGATATTCCTTATATCATCAATCGTTTTGAAAAAGTTGCTGGTCAAGATGTAATGAAGAAACTATCACCATGGAATCTAGTCACAACAAGAGAAGATACATTCTATGGACGAACTATGGTTACCGGCACAATCGCTGGTGTAGCAACACTTGACTACATGAGATTGTTTAGAAGATTTTCTCCAAATAGATCACAAGAAAATTATCGATTAGATACAATTGCTCAAGCTGAAGGTGTTGGTCAAAAAATAGCATATGATGACTATGATGGTTTGTTTGATTTATACAAAAAGAATTATCAATTGTTTATTGAGTATAACATACGAGATGTTGAACTTGTTGAGAAGTTAAATAAAAAAGGTCGTTTATTAGAAATGGCACTTACGATTGCTTATGATGCAAAAGTAAACTACGATGATATCTTCACACAAGTGAGAATGTGGGACGCCATCACTCATGGTTATTTGTATCACAAGAAGATTGCTATTCCACCAAGAACTGGTAATCGAAAAAGTTCAGCTTATGAAGGCGCATATGTAAAAGACCCACAAATTGGAATGTTTAATTGGGTTGCATCGTTTGATTTGAATTCACTTTATCCTCATTTGATGATGCAATATAACATTTCACCAGATACGATTGTTGAACCTGAACAGTATTCACAAGAGATGCGTGAAGTCATCAGCAAAGG